TTTTGGAAGTAGCATCGATTTTAAACTTTGTAGCTTTCGCAAAGCAAAATAAGAGAAGCACCCACTTGTTGCAACCGCAAGTATAAACACGAGTAGCCGTTTTTGTAGCATACCGCAAATTGAAAGAAGAGTAGCTTTTTATTCAATATTTATTTTAAACCACAAAGATTAATAAATATAAAGGATTACTGATACTGTTGTATCTATACCTTCCTCACATAACACTCCTATTGTCTTCAATTGCCCTCCTGAGTACATTGAGAGTTTTCGCTCTGTTCTTTTTGTAATTAGATTACCTATAACTATACTTAGAATTGTAAAGAGATCGATAGACGAAATTCTGTCCGAATATGCCCTCATTACTAATGTGCACCGACCTGAAGTGCCCCGACTTCAGAATCCGGTCTAATGATTTTGATGAAGATGACGACATTAAATGTGACCTTGTTAAAATTTTTAATAATATGCCTATAGATAAGCAGAAGAGTGAATTTTTGAAGAGTTGTATTATAGAAAGAGTTAGCGCATGTGTCCATATAGATAACCGAACTTATTGTACCTGCTTGACTTATCATGCCACCATGTCACTCTTGAGATATTTTCATCATAACTTTGAAGAAATCGACACACCTGGGATTGAAGATGGTTTAATGTTATTGAGAGGAGCCCTGTGTAATAATTATGCCACCACATCTGATGATGGATTTTTATTGGAAGGACTTAAAGTGCTAGTACACCTCTATTTCGAAGATAGTAATGATTACGATGTTGAATATTCATGGGAATACCTGTCACATTGTTTCAATTGTGAAGGGTATGAGAGTGTTATTGGTTTGTATTGTAAATTCATTTTTAAGAACGTTGATTCGACCCCTAATTTTTCTGCCACATTTGCTAGGTGCCATGGCTGTGATGAAGCTTTGACGCATGTATTCACATCTGTTGGACACATTAGGAAACTGTCAGCTGAAAATAGACTAGCAAAGATGACTAAATTATATAAGGAAGATTTAACTGTATGTGGTGATGTAGAAGCCAACCCTGGACCCGTCATGTCTAAGTTCGCTATAAGTGACTCAGGACCTAGATATGTAGCTCAGGGAATGTTTGATAAAATGTTAAGTCATAACCATCAAGTAACACTGGGAATGGATGATAACATGACGTCTTTTATAACAATGCTCACTAGTAAGGTTGGAGACAGCATTAGTAGTGCTCAGTGTTATATGAGTACAGCTTGTAAATTGTTTTTAATTATTAATAACCTAAATAATAAGATTAATTTGGCAGCTATATTTATTGACCTGCTAATTTCTTGGAATGTAACCTTTACTTTAGCTCAGAAAGCATGGAATTTTATATCCACCCATTGCTCCTCTATATTGACATACACGGCACAGAGTGCTGGTGATAGCTGTGTTAGGGCTGTCGCTATGTTGATCACATGTGTGATGTCTGTAGTTGGTACAATGGCCCTCCCTTGTCAAAAGTTGATTGATGTAGTATTAAGAAGAACTAGTGATTTAGGACGAGCCACGACAGGTTTTAAAACTATATTAGACGCGCTTGGTGGCGTGTTTGATACAGTTTATGATACTGTTTATGAGTTTATTACCGGAATGCCCCCCACAGATGAAGGAATGAATAAATTTTTAAGTGATGTTAGAACTTGGTTTGATGAAGTAGATCAACTTTCCCGTCTTAAGACTTGTGACAATATTTCCGTTAGTTATAAAGACTGTAGAAGAATAGAACATGCTCACCTTGCTGGATTAGATTTCATAAAACGTATGGATCAGATGAAAGTTTCCCCCCAACATAGAGAACCCTTTAATAGATATTGGACTTTGTTAAGTAAATTGTATGATAAGGTGATTGCCCAAGGAGCCAGAAGAGCAGAACCACGTACCGAACCCGTTGTTATACGAGTTTTTGGTAAAGCTGGTTGTGGTAAGTCTGGTTTAGTTTACTTATTAGCCCAGGACCTATGTGCGATCGAGGGAATGGCAGAAAATTTTATGGATGAATTGTACTTTAGGAACCAAGTTCAAGAGTTTTGGGATGGTTATAGTGGCCAAATGGTGACAGTTATTGATGATTTTGGACAAGTTAGAGATTCCCTTGGAAACGTTAATAAAGAATTTTTAGAAGTGATTAGATGTAAGAATATAGCAAAGTGGCCACTGCACATGGCTAGTTTAGAGCAAAAATCCCGTACTAATTTTATATCCCGTGCTGTTATCCTCACCTCTAATGAACTTAATTATGATACTCCCTCTATAACGTGTAAAGAAGCATTGACCCGACGAATGGACATCACAGTAGAATGCAGAATTAAGGAGCAATATAGAGTTTCCAATAGAGATGTTAAATTAGACACTGATAAAGCAGCTAATAGTATTGATCCCAATATATATGAATTTGTTCTTTATGATGGCACAAATCCCACGTGCCAAATTCTTAGCTATGATGAGTTTTCTGAGATGTGCTGTGAAGCCTACAGAAAAGCTTATTGTGTCTCCCGCCAAAGATTAGAAGCTCTAAAACAACGTGGAGCTCGCTTGAGTGGCAAGACCTATGTTGCTCAAGTTGCTAGTACTTCCCAGTCTTTTGATAGATGTGTTACCCCCGCTTTGTGGTTACAAGCACGAAGTGGAACACATAAAGATTTAGATTTACAACTAATAGCGGATGAGTTGTTAACGAGAGAGCAATGTGATAGTCTTGTAGCTCAGGCATGCGATTGTTACAGCTATAATGATTTCATGTCAATAGTGTATGATTATTGCTTGGATCAAGGACTAGATATAATTGCCCCCGTTAGTAGTTCATTCGACTATCATAGCCTTTCCTGTTTTATTTATGATAATGATTTAACTCTTAATAAACGAGAGACAACTAAGTATAAATTTGTTAACGAGATGTACACTAGATTTAAAGAAACCCTTCAAGAATATGGTGAAAATGTGCGCAAGGGATCAGGACGATTACTACTTACTATAGGTGGTATCGTTACTGGGCTTCTTGCTATGTATTCACTCAAAAGATACTTTTGGGATAAACCTGACCCCCAGTCCCAGAGTGTTGCTCTTGATTGCCCAGTTGAGCCCGGCTTTACTAGCGAATCCCGTGATGAAAAACGACCCAAACGCCCTAATTTACGAAGAGAAGTGAAAACTTTGGCTTTTTGCGAGTCTCGTGATGAAAAACGAGTGCGCAAACAACCAAGGCGTGAAGCTGAATTCTTCAACACTAAGAAATGTAACTGTAATATAAAAGCAATGGTTAATGTATGTTATAATAATTTAAACCAAACTATTAATGTGTATAAAGATGACCCCCGTTTTCAGTGTAATGATAGTTTTTGTTGGATTTGCTTTAGTTATGAAACTGATCTTTGGATGCATAAAATACAAGGCAAAATTAGAGAACACTATCTTACATGTGACAAACACGACTTAATCGACCAAGCTTACGATGTATATGACGCCATTATGGATGATAGATACGAAGAAATTTCGAGTAAAGATAAGTTTAAGGCGCAAGCTGTTATAGATACTAATGCCCGAGAGATAGCAGTTGGCCCCGTGGCTGGTAACCTTTACAGGTTAGCAACACGTTCGCCAACTGGATGGAAAGACCGAGTTAACGTTCTTTTTGTGAGTGGATCAGTTATCTTAACTGTAAAACACACAAAAGATTGGTTAAGTGATGATTGCATGATCTATAATCAGTTTGTACCCGACGGAATAATGTTTAGACGTAAAGAATGCCAATTTATTGATTTAGTTAATAGGGACGGGGAGTGTATTGACGCAATGCTTATTGTGTTGCCCACTACAGTTCCCGCCCATAGAGATTTAGTTAGTAAATTTGTAGATAGAAATGATATTAATAGTTTTAATGTTAGTTCTGGTAATCTGTTGCATTTGAGAAATATTCACACGAAGAAGAATGATATTTTGTCATTCTCTATGTTCGCGTTGAGTAATATCAAAGCACTGGACTATCAGGATTATACTTGTACTGAAGATGATGGACGAATCACTCAATATTTCGTTAGAGATGGATATGAATATCCAGCTGAAACGGAACCAGGTGATTGCGGTTCTCCTTTAGTGGCAAGTAATAATATGTTAATTGGTAAAATTTTAGGAATACATATAGCAGGCGTATCTGATTCTCGCTCGTGTAGTGCTCTAGCCGTTTCTGTAACAAGGAAGATGCTAGAAACTGGACTTAAGCAAGTTAAAAGTTACGTCGCCCAAATTAAAGTAGATTTACCCCAAGAGGGAACTTGTACTTTGCCTCCTGGGAATTTTATTCCTATAGGCAAAAATAAGTTTCCTCTTCCTGCCCCAACTAAGACAAAACATAGTGAGTCACCTCTCTTTTTCCCCATGACTGAATTTAGAGAATCGACCAAGAAACCAGCTCTTCTTTATAGAAAAGAAATTGATGGCGAATTGGTCGATCCCCTAATGAAAGGATTGGCGAAATGTGGAGGTGTTTGTCCTCTTATTGATACTCAAATGTTGGAGCGATGCGTTGTTTCTGTCACTAATTTTTTGAAGAAAAATAGAGATAAGACACGCAAAGGATCTTTAACACTTGAAGAATCAATAAGAGGGATCACTGGTGAC